TGCTCGAAAAATATTCTTTCAACAAAGAAGAAGCTATCAAAGATTGTATTTATAGAATGAACTTTAGAAAACCACTCTTTAATATATTGGATGAAAAATGAATCTAATCGAGAAAGCACAAAAACAGTCTCAAGCAATTTATTTGGCTTGTGAATGTAATATAGCTGACGATATTTCTAGCACTATTACAAAGCTACTTTCTGCCCTTGAAATTGCTAATGAGGCTTTGAAGTTTTACTCGCTCAAACATAGTTATTCTCTTCTAGATGAAGGTCGTAATTATAACGTTGATTATGTGTTGTATGAAACGAATGAAGATACTTATGCTGATGAAGAGATAGGTACAAAAGCCAAGTTAGCACAAGAAAAGATTAAATTACTTATTGAGGGGGCTGGGGAATGACGGTTTGTGAGTCATGCAAAGATTTGACAGACGGTCTTGGACCATACTGCATGGATTGCAGAAGAGAAATTGAGTCTTACGTTATAAATCGTCAGTGCCAACATTGCGGAGGTTACGAATTTGATGATGGTGTATCTGATCTTTGCTATTGTTTTGATGAAGAAGAAGATGAGAATGAAGAAAGGATAGAGTTATGACCACTTTACAAGAGCAAGATCAGAAAGCAGCACTAGAATTTGCCGCAGAGTTTATGGATAATTTAGACGGCCCATGTTTAGGTGATTTTAAATCATTTGCACTTAAATGTTTTGAGTTTGAGCGCAAAAGACAGAGTGAGAGGGTTGGGGAGTTATGGGAGGCAGGTAATTTTGCTCACATGACATTAGAACACGCTTTATATCTTGGTTATTTAGGTGACGGCTCAACTTCTGGAATGGCTAGAGATGCAATTAAAAAACTTGAGTCTGCACTTCAACAATTTGAATCTGAGGGCGATTCTAAAGTAGAAAAAAATAGAGGTGAGTATGAGCCAAGTAAATAATATTTCTTTGATAAATACTGTGTTGTTATCAAGGTCAAAACAACAACTAGAGGGCGCATTAAATACGCTCACTGATATTCATATGTTTTTAGATTTTGATAAAGAGAAAAATGCAAGCGAGAAAGCAAAAGAGATCGAAAAATTCACTTTTGAAACAATCGATAAATTTACAAATATACTTAAATTATTTCATGATGCTTGATCTAAATTATCAAGCTCACGACGTAAGAGCATGCGCATCCACTCAGAGACGTTTACGCGCTTTTTCCATTTTAAATCTTCAAGACGCTTTTTTAAATCAGGGTCAAGAGATAATGATATTTTTTCTGTGTTCACTGGGTTTTTTAATTTTGGTAGTTCCATAAAATAGATTGAAGCGCAAAAACGCTGCGCTGACAAATAATATAAAAATATTCTTTCACACTTCCTTTGAGGTTACGAAACGCCCGTTTCATCATGGTCTCGAGGTGGCCGTGCATGCACACGGGAAGCCCTAAGGTTTCATGTGATTGGCAAACTTGGGATAGGACTTGCTGAGAACTCCACCTCTCTTAAATCTCAAGAGGTGACAAAATGTCTCGATTTTATAATTGGATAGTTTTGCTTAGCGCAATTTCTGTCATATTTTTCGCGCTCCAATTTTTAACCATTGAAACTATAAATTGCCATAAATGCGAGAAATCAGGCGGCCTCTACGTTCGATATAAATGTATCAAATACGAGGTGCTTTAATGTCATACGACAAAATCGCAACAATTTGTTTTATCAGTGTGTGTGCATTACTCTGCGCGTGTCTGCAAACGACGGGCGCATTTGCGTGTTTAGCGGTGGGGATTATGCTTTTTGGCTTTATTTTATGGCTGGATCGCAATCGTGTGGATGACAAAAAAGACTTGCAAGATCAAATCACGGGATTAAAAAACCGCATGGAAGCGATGCAAATCGCAAGGCTTGCGCGATGATTAAGGATAAATGGAGCGATGAGCAAAAAGAGACTGCGTTTAATGAGTTTAAAAAAAGTCATGGCGACGTTTTAGCTAAATATATTCAAAGCAATCCTAATAAAAAATGGCCCGTTTTATTCGATCAGAAGAATTGCAAATTTACTTGGATCAATCGCCAAGCGCGTCGAAAGATGGGTGTATAATGCCTGCACCAAAAGGCTCACCGAAGCACGGCGGTAGACAAAAAGGCACGCCAAACAAATCAACACAAAATCTTTTGCTTAAAGCTGAAGAGCTTAGCGTTGATCCATTTGAAATCTTACTGCTTTATGTGAAGCGTGATTGGAAGGCATTAGGTTTTGCGACTGAGAATGTTTTAGACAAAGAAGGTTTTGAAACTTCAGTACCGAGAATCACAATGGAAACTCAAATCGAGTGCGCAAAAGAAGTGTGTCAATATATTTATCCGAAGCGTAAAGCAATTGAGCTAACTGGCGACGTAGAAAATCCGATTCAAATATCAATGACCTTAGATGACAGAAAAGAGCTTTTAAAAGCCGCTCGAAGTGATGGCGAAACTGAGTAAAGCAGAGTCACGCGAAGCTTTATCAGCACAAGGCATTTTTGCGCCTTGGTACTTGCGAAACTCGCAGCTTGATATTTATGAGTTATTGCTAGATCATAAAGACCCATTCGTTGAGGCCTCGCGGCGCTTCGGTAAAACCACGTCAATCGCTGTGTTTGTGCATGAGCTTTTAATTGATAATCCTGGCTGGATTTGTCGTTGGTGTGCGCCCGATCAAAAGCAAGCACGTCAAATTGTAAAGCCGATCTTTTCTAATATTCAAAATACTACTCCCATTGAAAACCGTGCCGTGTGGCGCACAATGGATTCTCACTATCTTTATCCGAACGGATCATTGCTTTATCTTGTGGGCGTAAATCAAGACAAGGGCGAGAGTGCGCGGGGTCCAGCGGCAAATATTATCGTGCTCGATGAATACGGTTTTTGGGTTGAAGCTGAGTATATCGCAAAGTCTATTTTGTATCCACAATTGCAAAATCAAGCGGGTCAATGGTTTATTAAAGCTAGCACGCCGCCGCCTGACTTAGATCATATTTATTACCGTGAAAAGCAAGTAGCCATGCGAAAAGGTAGATTTATCCAGAAACTCATTTGGGATAATGAGGCGTTATCAAAGTTTGAGCTTGATAAAATCATCGAAGAGACGGGTGGCGTCGATAGCATAGCGTTTAAGCGTGAGTATTTATGCGAAGAGATCGCAGACCCTAGACGTGTGATCGTGCCAGAATTTAGTGATGATAATATCGTCGAAGATGATTATCCATGTCCTGCGTATTTTGACGGGTATGTCGCGATTGACTCAGGCGCAGATGATAACACCGCGTGCTTATTTGCTTGGTATGACTTTAAAAAGAACGAGATCGTCGTTGATTCTGAATACTTTAACAACGGCACGACTACAAAGCAGATTGTGGCTCAATGTAAAAAGATCGAGTTAGACATTTGGGGCGAAAACAAAAAGCCTTACAAGCGCGTCTATGATGGCGATAAGCAGTTGGTTTATGATGTCATTGGCGATCATGATTACCCGGTCCAGCTTCCGCGCAAAGAGGACCGCATTGCCTCAATTCATGAGTTACGCACAGAGATCCAGACAAAACGGTTTAAAGTTAAGCAAAGATGCGTGAATTTAATTTATCAACTCAAAGTCGGAATGTGGAAGAATGAAAAGCATCTAGATTTTGAGCGGTCAAAAACAATCGGGCATCTTGACGGCATTGCAAGTGCCATGTACCTTCAAAGAAGTATCGAAAGAGATCACAATCCATGGCCTGCAAACCATGGATTTAGCCGTGAGACTCATTTCATAACGCCGACCGCTACCCCGCTTGGCAAATCCGCACAGAGCTTTAAAAAAGTTTTTGGCGGTAAAAGCAGGCGGTTTACGTGAGCGACAATACCTATTTTGCAGCAAAGCCAATCAATGAGCTACTTCCAGAGCTAAAAAATAAGATCAAAAAATATTTTGATTACAAAGAGCGCATCGGTGACGCAAAACGCTGGCGCAAATCGTATGATCTTTACTACGGCTATCATGTTGATGCGGGCGATAACACTCAAGTACACCATGTGGGCGACGATCAAGAGCTTACGGCTTACGGGATTAATTACTATCGAAATCTTGTGAAGCACGTTTTATCTATTACATGCTCTGAAAAGCCTTCTTATGATTTTATTTCAAAAAATACGGATCTAGCTTCGCAGCAACAAGCAAAGTTAGCTGACGCCATTGTAAATTCATACCTCGTTGAAAAACGCATGGCTAGACACATGAAACAAGCCGCAGAGCGGGCATTGGTATTCAAAGAGGGCTACACCTACACACAATGGGATACTGCCGCAGGTAAAGCAATCATGGCAGAACCCGTGGTTGATGAATTAGGTCAACCGAAATTAGATCAAGACGGCGTGCCTCTTAAAAAGATCAAGCATGAGGGCGATCCTTCGATGATTTCTAAATCACCTTGGGACGTAATCAAAGATATTAATTTAAGAGACTGGTCAAATTGTAACTGGGTGATCGTTCGAGAGTTTGAAAACAAATATGACCTCGCGGCAAGATACCCAGATAAAGCAGAGCAAATATTAAAACTCTCTCGCGGATATGATGAGTCAGAATTTGAAATTAAGAATGTTATCAGGTCGTTCTATGACAGCGATTCTGAATCTGACATCATTCCAGTCTTTCACTTTCATCATTTACCGACGGCTTCAATCCCTTCAGGACGTTTTACGAAATTTTTAACCGCTGATTTGTTCTTATATGATGACGCTTATCCTTACGCAAAAGAATCAGGCAATCATAAATTACCA